CTGCACCATAAAGAGCAGCAATTCTAAGAGTTGTTAAACCAGCTGTAATTGCAGCAATTATTGGCGGAGCAACTGCAAAAGCGATAAATGCAATTCTAATTCCAACTAAGGCGAACACAATTTCTTTAACGACCTTAGCCATTCCAGATAAACCATTGATCGCATTTGCTACTTCAATGCCCAATTGTTTGAATCCACCATTGGCAACACGTTCAATAGCAGGCATGACATTTTGTAAAAAGTAATCTACAAGATTTGTTAATACTGGAATTAACTTGCCACCAATAGTTTCTTTAGCTTCAGAAAGTCTTTGCCCAAGAATTGCCATCTTGCCTTCAAAAGTTCCGGCTGCAACTTGAGCCTGACCACCAAATAAAGTGGTTAAGTATTCCTGAACCTTTGCAAAGTCTTTGGATTTCTTTATGTTCTGTGGAATGACAATGCCCAAACGTTGTAATGCGGTGAACTGTCCACCCTGTGCTTTGGCTAAGGCTATTGAAATACTTTCTAAATCTCTACCGCTTCCCGCAGAAACGTCTAAACCAAGTTTCAGTAATCCTTGAGCCTTTGAAACATCGCCAGTTGCCCGAACTAAAGTTTCTAATGCCGGGCGAAGTTTTGTATCTGCTACACCAGTTGCGAACTGTTGCGCTGTTATAAATTGTTCAACTGCCGCGGTTTGTGCTTGTGTTGCACCTGTTACATTTTGCAAAGTCTTTGCAAGTTTTAATTGCGCCCTTTGATCTTCAGCAGCAGCTTTGACTGCATCGTATCCAAACTTTCCAACGGCAACACCTAATCCAGCAAAAGCAATAGTTGCTGTTTTGGCAGTTCCACTTAAACCCTTGAATGCACGTTGAGCCTTATTGATTCCAGCAGGATCAAACGTGGACAGAATAGGAACGATAATAGCCATGAAGCAACCTATCCTTTAAGTTTTCGATTGTATTCTTGTTGCAGTTTCTTAATTGTACCGCGCACTACATTTTCAATTTGAGGTATTTCACGCAAGGCAGCAGGATAGACATACCGTGAAGCCTGACCAGATGAATTGAGTTTGCGAATCATTGCCTGCCCAGCGCGTGTCTTACCTTTGCGTTTTCTTCCTGCAATATCCGCAATTTGAAATGCGGCCGAACCTTGTGAGTTCTTACCTTGTGACCCGGCAACAATAGAAACTAATGATGTGCCTTTGCGTTCTGCTTTTTTACTAAAGTTAGTTTTTACTGTCACCTTAACGCCAGCAGGTTTCCATGCAGTTCTACCGTTGTGAACCATCCCGCGCAATGGTGATTCAGTTGGAATGTTTTTCTTAACGGCATCAGCTACTGGCCTTGCGCCAGTTCTTAAATCCTTTCGAGCATCATTAATAAGTTTTTTATCTATGGTTTTAAGAGTCTTAACAACTTCAGCAATACCCGTAATCTTTACATCAAGCATTATGTCCCCTGACTATTGCGCCAGCGCAGATACATTCCCAACGTATAAAGCATACGTTCAGATTCCTGCATTAAAACTGATGGAGCAATACCAGTTTCAACTGCAAGATAAGCCAAATACCAATGTTGGGATGAGTCACCCAACCCGATTATTTTGGGTCTTGTTCACTCGCTTCGATTGTTTCAACGTCATCGCACCATTCTTCAAACGTCTTTTTGGTTTTACCCTGACGTTCCAGCCAATGCCATGCCAACCAAAGTAGATCAGTTATGCGAAAGTCTGATTCAAGTGATGCAACAGACTTGGTGAACTTGTCCTCGAAAGCAACAAGGTCACGAGCAGTTGCAGATACTTCTTCAACGCTTTCGTCATTAAATGTTACGCGCAGGTTTACTTTCATAGTTAGGCAGTTGCTCTAGTAACTGTGCCGGATGTAGGCCAAGTAACGCTGAATGTTGCTAGATCGCCAACAGATGAAGCGTGAGGACTGTATGTGTTCACTAGGCATAATGCGGTGTAACTTGGGTTTGTTGAAGATACTGATGAAGAAGTTGGAACGATAACAACTGTTGCAAGAGTATTGAACAATGGGAATAGAGTTGCATCAATAGATGATGCGCCAAAATCCTGCATGAACTGAAGTGTTAAAGAACCAGTCTTAAGTCCACCAATGCGTTCGCGGAAAGTTCCACCGAATGCAGTTGTTTCTAAATCATCGGATGATAAAGCCAATTCAACTTGATTAAGTGAAGTCGAAAAGTTTGTGCCGTTAATGGTCACTTTGTAATCGGTAGCTGCGAATTTCGCCATGCTGTTTTGCTCCTAGTCTGCGTAGCAGAGAACTACGAACTCTGCCGATAAATAGTTTACCTCACCAACAATTAGTTCCCCATAGTTACGCATATCCGTAACTCGTAGATCGAACGCTTTGCCAGCAAGAGTCTTATCTGATTCTATCGCTAGTTTAATGCTGTTAGCCCCGGTGCTTGAACAATAAGCATCTATTGTGCTTTGACCTGATCGTTCTGATACTTTACCAACAATTACTTGAACGGCAAATGTGTAGGTCTGCATTCCCCTATAAAAGGTTTCGTCATAGTTAAGTGATACTGGAAAGACAATTGCAACTGGTGGGTTGATGTTGTCTGGCTGATAATCAGAAACTCTTAGACCGTTGATTGTTGCAAGGTTTGTTTTAATACCTGCGCGTAGTTCTGTGATCGAAGCCATTAGACCAAGTTACGCATTCTGCGATACGGCGCAACAAGTTGCTCAACGTCTGGATCGAGATAACGACTAACTCGCATTGCTCCCATGTCACCAAATCCAGCTATGCCCAATGGACTATCTAAACGCTTAAAGATTCTGCTTGCCTGAATGACGCAGGCTTGAGTAATTGAAGTTGGAACGGAAGGCCAACCAAATACTCCAGTTACCTTAACCAAAGCATCACCACCTTGAATTGGAAACAAATAGTTTTGGACTGCGCGTATGCGTGTATAGGGAACAACTAAGCCATCTACGACACCGTTAGTTGGTTCTAGTTGGTAGTCACCAACTGCCCATGTAACGTCAAAGTTTCTTTGTGCATTAGATGAACTTTGAAGCGTTAGTGCAGTTCCAGCAAGATCATCTATTTCACAAACAAAAGATTCATCGGCGGTAAAGTAACGTGTGGCAGTCCCCGTTGAATAGAAGTATCGTCCGGCATGACCATCAATAGCACGAGAAGCAGATTCAACCGCCATCTCTAATAACGAATCATCAACGCTATCTTGAATGCGAGCTGCTGCCTTGATTTGGGCAAGTGTGCAATAGCCATTTGTAATTGCCAAAGTAACTCCTAAGTCTTGTTTATTCTACCAAGTCAAAAGATAGATAACTCATAAACCTAGTTCTGCTCTGACTTGCTGAATGTGCGCTTTGCCAATCGAATCATGCTCTGATGGTCTGCCTATTCCACTCATTGTTATCCTGCCGTATCCAATGTCATAAATACAACGAACGGTTGTCGCGTGAAAGGGTTTTGCTCCAGCTGCCACGCAACGAATGTAAAGTTCCCAATCGTCAAAAATTGCGCCTTTCGTGTGTCCACCAGTTCGTTGAAATAACTCACGCTTTATCGGAGCAGAACCCGGACAAGTCATTTGGCTAGGTATCAATTCAGGAATCCATCGGCCTTCCATAATTGAGCCATCATGTTTGAACTGCAACTTGTCAATGTAAATGTCGCAACCTTCTGCATCCGCTTGATCTAGTTCATCGAATGCACCGGGCAGATAGCAATCATCAACACCAATAAGTGAGAACCAATCTGCAGTTTGTTCTGTCTGGATTCTAAGCATGAAGTCTGCAAACTCGCCTTGCATCTCAATAATCTTTGTGATCTTTTTATACTCTTTCGGAATTGCTAAATGTACTAATTCTTTATTTTGTGAATCGTGCGCAAGAACTATGGAATCTGGTTGTCTTTTAAGTGATTGAACACCTGTCCAATAGGTAGGTAGAAACTCACTATAAGTTGTGCCAAATAAACAAACGCCTAACCCAAGTGTTAATGAATTAGTTTTCATTGTTGAACCAATCTCCAGAACGTATCCCCTGCATTATCAATCATGTGCCTTAAGTGATCTTTGTCTTGCCAATCTTCAACGCTGGTAATTCCAACATTCTCGTTCGTGTGAATCCTGCAACCTGACAATACGGCTTCCATAACTGCGCGACATTCTGACTCGAACGCCAAAGGTAAGTGAACAAACCATTCACACCTTGCCATTGCATCTAAGACTTCATCACGCGGTACGTTGCTAAGTGCCTTGAATTTGTAACCGCCTTGCGTTGCCCAAATCTCTGCTTTGAGTTTTCCCTTGAGTGGATGACTACGCGCTGCCCACAATGCAAACGGTTGCTTGTCCATGTGGTCATAACATTTTGACGTGTCGAAGTAGCTTAGAACTTGCGCAGTCTTT